GCTAAATTCCTTAAGCAACCGGTTCTTCCCGAACCGCGCCAAGCCCACGGGGAGATTTTTTTCGCCGCCTGAATTTTGGCGGCGCACCATTTTGTGGCTCAAATGACCAAACGACGGCGTGGAAGACCGGCATTCAAGGGCGCGACCCCGGCAAACCGTAGGAGGGTTTCGATTGCCGCTGGCGGCGGCATGTCGCACGAGGAAATAGCGATTGCGCTCGGGGTGCCGAGATCTACGCTCGAGAAGCATTTCGAATACGAGTTGTCGGTCGGGGCCTATCGCAAGCGCCTGGAAGCAATCGACGCGATGCATGTGGCCGCGCGGGCCGGCAACGTTGCGGCGCAGAAGGCTTACCTCGCGCTGACGCCGAGAGCGGCCATAACCCCGCTTCCTAAGCCGGAAGCGGCGCCCAAGGGCGACGGCAAGAAGGCCACAGCGCAGGCCGCCAGCGTGGCGGCGCACGTTGGAACGGATTGGGAAACCCTGCTCACGCCGCCGGCGACTCAGCAATGACGTGGGATCTGTCCTGCCCGGACTGGCCGGCTCGGCTCGCCTCCGGGCGGTCGCTGGTGCCGGACCTGAAGCTGAACCAGGCGCAGGCGAACCGGGCGGTCGCGATCTTCAACAAGTTGCGCCTAGCGGATGTGCCCGGGACCCCGACGATGGAGGAAGCGGCCGGGGACTGGTTTCGCGACATCGTGCGGGCCCTGTTCGGGTCGCTTAACGTCAAGACCCGCGAGCGGATGATTCGCGAGTTATTTCTGCTCGTGCCGAAGAAGAATTCGAAGACCACCAATGGCGCGCTGCTGATGCTCACGGCACTGCTGATGAACGAGCGACCGCACGCGACGATGATTATGACGGCGCCGGTGCAGGATGTGGCCGAGCTCGCCTTCAGCGCCGCGGCCGGCGCGATCGGCCTAGACCCGGTGCTCGAAAAGAAGTTGCATGTGCGCGACCACTTGAAGACGATCATCCATCGGGAGACCAAGGCCGAACTGCAGATCATGACGTTCGATCCGTCGGTGCTGACCGGGCAAAAGCCGGTGGCTGTGCTGATCGACGAGCTTCACGTGGTTGCGAAGATGAGCAAGGCGGCCTCGGCGATCCGGCAGCTGCGCGGCGGGATCCTGCCGTTTCCGGAGGCCTTCATGGCCTTCATCACGACGCAAAGCGAAGAACCGCCAGCGGGCGTGTTCCGGGCCGAACTGCTGAAGGCCAGGGCGATCCGGGACGGCCGCCAGCAAGGCGCAATGCTGCCGGTGCTGTACGAGTTCCCGATCGAAGTGCAGCAGGATAAAACGGCGTGGCGCGAGCCATCCCGCTGGGCGCAGGTCACGCCGAACAATGGCCGCTCGATCACGGTTGCGCGTTTGGAGCAGGAATTCGAAACGGCGGGGCAGACGAGCGAGGAAGAACTGCGCGCATGGGCCTCGCAGCACCTGAATATCGAGATTGGCCTAGCGCTGATGTCGAACCGATGGGTCGGCGCCGACTACTGGGAGCAACAGTCCGAGCGGGGCCTGACGCTCGAGCAGGTGATCGATCGATCGGAGGTGATCTCGGTCGGCATTGACGGCGGGGGCCTGGACGACCTGCTCGGCTTGGCGGTGCTCGGGCGCGACGCGGACTCACACGAATGGCTGCTCTGGAATCAGGCCTGGGCGCATCCGTCGGTGCTGGAGCGGCGCAAGTCCGAGGCGGCGCGGTTTCGCGACTTCGCCGAGCAGGGCGACCTGGTGCTGGTCGAGCAGATGGGCCAGGACGTCGAGCAGGTGGCGGACCTGGTTGCGCAATGCGAGCAAAGAGGGCGTCTGGACCGCATCGGCGTGGACCCGGTCGGGATCGGCTCGATTGTTGACGCGATTTCAGACCGCGACATCGAGCAGGACCGCATCGTCGGCATCCCGCAGGGCTGGAAGCTTACCGGCGCGATAAAGACGACCGAGCGCAAGCTGGCCGAGGGCGCGATGCATCACGGCGGCCGGCCCCTGATGGCCTGGTGCGTGGGCAACGCGAAGGTCGAGCCGCGCGGCAATGCGATCACGATCACCAAGCAGGCGGCCGGGTACGCGAAAATCGACCCGCTCATGGCAACTTTCAACGCGGTGGCGCTGATGTCGATGAATCCGCAATCGAAGGTCTTCGCGCCGGGCGCCGATTACGAGATCGCGGTGGGCTGATGGGCATCTTCGATCGCCTGCTGGCCCCGTTTCGTGCGCCGCGCGCGGACGACTCGGAGGATGACCGCAGCCCATGGGGCAGCTTCTGGTTCGAGCCGGTCGGCATACGCGCTGCGGCCGGCATGCGGGTCACGGCCGAAAGCGCGCTGCGCTTATCGCCCGTTTACGCCTGCGTGCGGCTGATCGCCGAGACCTTCGCGACGCTGCCGTTCAAGCTCTACAGCATCGGGGCCGATGGCGGGCGCACGCCGGTAGCGGATCACTGGATCATTCGCCTGCTCACGCGCCGGCCAAACGCGTTTCAGAACGCCTTCGAGTGGCGCGAGATGATGCAGGGGCATCTGGCGCTGCGCGGCAACTGCTACAACCGCATCACGGCCGACGGGCGCGGTCAGATCACTGACCTCACGCCGATCCATCCGGACCGGATCAAGGTGCAACTCACCAACGAGGACGGCACCGATTACCGCTACGTGGTCACGCGACGCGACGGATCCTCCGAGCCGGTGCCGCGCGGCGAAATCTGGCATCTGCGGGGCCTGTCCTCTGACGGCATCATCGGGATCTCGCCGATAGCCCTTGCGCGCGAGTCCATCGGGGTGGGCCTGGCGGCGCAGGACTACGGCGCGCGGTTTTTCCAGAACGACGCGAGCCCGATGTCAGGCTGGGTCGAGTTTCCGGGCACGTTCAAGGACAAGACGGCCCGCGACGTGTTTCGCGAATCGCTGCACAAAGCGCAGGGCGGGCGCAACCGCGGCAAGACCTATGTGCTGGAGCGCGGCATGAAGTGGCACGAAGTCGGGATGAAGAACAACGACTCGCAGTTCCTGGAAACCCGCAAATTCCAGGTGACCGATATCGCGCGGATCTTCCGCATTCCGCCGCACATGATCGCCGACCTGGACCGCGCGACGAACAACAACATCGAGCAGATGTCGCTGGAGTTCGTCAAGTACTGCATGACGCCGTGGGCCGAGCGCTGGGAAGCCTCCATCGAGCACGAACTGCTGCTCGAGGGTATCGACGACGCCCTGGAGGCCGAGTTCGATTTCGATGAACTGATCCGCGGCGACATGGCGGCGCGCGCGAATTTCTACACGGCTGGGATCAACGCTGGGTGGCTCACGCGCAATGAGGCGCGCAAGGCCGAATTGCTGGCCCCAATCGACGGCCTGAATGAGCCGCTGCGGGCACTGAACATGATCCCGAACGACCAGGAACCGGATGCGAACGCGCCGGGCCAAGGCGCCGAGCCGGGCGAGTTACCGACGCCGACCAAGGCCAGCGCGCGCGCCATTGCGTTCGATGCGCGCCGCGCCGCGCTGGAAAAAGCCGCCATCGACCGCATCCTTCGCAAGGAAAAAACGGCCGCTTCGCGCGGGGCGGACGTTTTCGACGACAAGCACGCCGCCTTCGTCTCCGAAGTGCTGGCAGTGGAGCGCGATCTGGCCGATGAGTACTGCGCCGCGCGCCGCGCCGGCGCCGGCGCCGGTGAGGATGCGCTTCGGCTTCTGATCGACGGCCAGGTGATGCATTGATCTACGGGATCCGATCATGAGACACGTCACGCTTATAACCGAGGTACTTTCCACGCCATGGGCCTTGATGCCCGAGCGGATGGCCGCCTTCGGCCGGATCCTGGCGCGCTGGCAGGCTGGAGGCCAGATACCTGAGACCGTGGTGGTCGAGGTCGCCGCCGACACTGACGCGCGCACCGCCAAGCGGTCGGCCTCGGTGGCCGCGGGCGGCGGCGGAATCGCGGTGCTGCCGATGTACGGCGTCATCACGCAGCGCGGCAACATGATCGACGCCTTGAGCGGGCCAGGGTCGGTGTCCACGGAAATATTCGCCAAGGACCTGGACGCTCTCGTCAAGGACGACGCGGTCGGCCAGATCCTGATTGACGTGGACTCGCCCGGCGGGACGGTCTATGGGGTGGGCGAGCTCGCCGCCAAGATCCGCGCGGCGCGCGCCGATAAGCCCATCGTGGCCATCGCCAACTCGCTGGCGGCCTCGGCAGCCTACTGGCTCGCCTCGCAGGCATCCGAGGTGTACGTCACGCCGGGCGGCGAGGTCGGATCGATCGGCGTGTGGTCGGCCCATGACGACGTGAGCAAGGCGATGGAAAAGCTGGGCGTCACGACCACGCTCATCTCGGCCGGCAAGTTCAAGATCGAGGGCAACCCCTACGCGCCCCTGGATGAGGAAGCGCGCGCCTTCATGCAGTCGCGCGTGGATGACTACTACGCGGCGTTCACGGGCGCTGTGGCGGCCGGACGCGGCGTTCCGATCGCGCAGGTGCGCGATGGCATGGGCCAGGGCAGGGTGCTCGGAGCCGATGCGGCCAAGGCCGCCGCGATGGTCGACGGCGTCATGACCTTCGACGAGGTCGTGGCGAAGATGAAACGCGCAGCGCGCCAGGCGGCAAAGCCTGCCGGCGCATCCAAACTTGCGCAGGCGCGGCGCGAACTGCAGATTCTGGGCTGATCCGCACCACAGCCCGATGGCACGCGGTCCGATGACCGCGCGACCGTCTCCGGCCCGACGGCCGCGCGGTGCGTTCTGACAACAGGGAAGGCATACGATGAACAAGACACTCCGCGCGCTGCTGGCGCGCAAAGCGCAGCACGTCACCGACATGCGCGCCATCACCGAGGCCGCAGCCACCGCTGGGCGCGATCTGTCGGCCGAGGAAGCCGCCGCATTCGATGCCCTGAAGGCGAAACTGGACGCGACCAACGCCTCGATCGACCGCGAGCAGCTACTTGAACTCGAGGAATCGCGCATCCGGCCTGTGGCCGACGTCCAGGTGAACGACAACCTGGAAAACGATCCGAAGCGCGGGTTTCGCTCCTTCGGCGAGTTCGCGCAGACGGTCCGCAGGGCCGGCCTGCCGGGCTCGGACCGGCTGGATAATCGGCTGGCAATCCAGGCTGCGGCCCCGACCACCTTCGGCAATGAAGCGGCCGGCGCCGATGGCGGATTCTTGATTCCTCCGGAGTTTTCCGCGCAGATCTGGACGCTCGTCCTGGGCGGCGAATCATTCCTGCCCCTGACCGACAACACTGAGGTTACCGGCAACTCGATGGTCTTCCCGAAGGATGAGACCACGCCA